CTTCTGCGCGTTTCCTACCGGGACGTTTACCTGGACGACTGCCACCAACATCGGCTTGGCCGGCACTGCCGTAGTAGGGCGCACGGTCTGCTTCACCTGGGATTGGGCTACCAGCAAATGGTATCCATCGTACGTGTAAGTTATTGAAAAAGGAGAAACATGACACCAACTCAACCAGCAGTCCCGACCGCGGCTCCGGTGGTAACGCCAGTCCCGAACCCGGTGCCTGCTCCTAAACCCCTGACCACGGCGCAACTCGCCGCCGCTTCCGCTCGCTTCCCCTTGGTCGTCTTCAAGGACGGCTTTAACCAGGAACATCCTGCAATTGTGACTTGGATGAACGCGGATTCAAATGACACCGTTGACATGATCGTGTTCAACCGCGTTGGGACATCGATTGGTCGCAGCAAAGTGGCCCATGGGTTCGACCTGAACCAGTGGCACACTTACGATGAGCCAGTTCCGCCCTACACACCGACGCAGTTGGCGAGCGCGCTCCAGAGCGTGAATTCAGCTCAGTCGGTTGTGGATGCTGCCCAGGAAAAGATCGACAACATGCCCGCACCCGGCACTGTCGGAGCCCAGCAGGACTTGAAGGCCGCAAAGGCTGGGTTGGCTTCCGCACAGAAGACGTACAACGCCATGAAGGCGAAGAAGTAACATGCCTTCCTACCCCATGCAAACGGGCGCGGGGGCTTTGCAGAACGTCACTCTGCAAAGCCTCATCGCTATGGTCAACGCCGTCTTCGGCACGCCGGGACAGGCCTGGTGGGTCAACCCCTTCAGCGGGAACGATCAGAATGACGGGAAGACCCCCGCGACCGCCTTCGCCACGCTGGCGCAGGCGCACTCTTCGGCTGCGGACGGCAACAATGACGTCGTGTATCTGATTGCGAACAGCAACACCGCCAGTCAGACCACCGCGTACCAGGGCGGCACGCTCGTTTGGAGCAAGAACCTGCTTCACTTGATCGGCGTCAACGGGAGCCCGCTATTCTCCCAGCGCTCGCGCATTGCCTTCAACGCCGGCTTTGCGGCGGCTGCGAACCTTTTCACACTTTCCGGGAGCGGGTGCCTAATCTCGAGCATCGAGTTCTTCATGGGCGTCGCGAGCACGCTGCCCACCGGCTGCGTGAGTGTCACCGGCGCACGCAACCATTTTGCCCGCTGCCACATCGCCGGTATGGGGAACGCCGCCAACGATATCAGCGGGGCTTATTCTCTCAACTTCGCTGGCGCGGAAGAGAATTTCTTCGAAGATTGCACCATCGGGCAGGATACCATCCAGCTCGGCGCGGGCACTTCAAACCAGGTTCTCAACTTCGCCGCTTCGAGCCCGGCCAATACTCGCAATTGGTTCCGCAACTGCCGGTTCATGCTCTATACCAGTTCGGCGACCGTGTGTCTGTTCGCGCGCGGCGGCGGTGTGGGCAACCTTGACCGGGAAACCGTGTTCGAGGATTGTCTATTCCTCAACGCAATCGCCTCCGGCGGCACGGGGCTCACTCACGCCATGGCCATCGCTACCGGCGGCGGCGTGGTGATCCTGACGGGCGCTAAGACTGGCCTGTACGGGGCAAGCGGTTGGAATACAAACTCGGGCGTGGTAGTCGCAACCGGTGGAATTCAGCCGACGAACACTACTTGGGGACTTGCGACACCCGTAACCAGCTAAGGAGGCGTCTTGGCGCTATTCTTTGGCGATCTGATTACCGACGCCCTGGTGGAGATCAACGCGACGACCCCAGGGCAAGCGCCGGACGCTGGCGACATGGCGCTGGGGCTGACGCGCGGCAACATGGTCCTCGACAATTGGACCGCGCGCAGCCTCATGCAGTACGTCACGCGGCTCGACGAGTACACGTTCCCCGGCCCGCAGAACTCCTACACCATAGGACCCAGCGGGGCGGATTTCACGGCTGACCGGCCGACTGAGATCCTAGCGGCGGCGATTGTGGACACCACCCAGAATCCCAACGTCTACATCCACATCACGGTCGTACCGGCTGACATCTGGGAGTCGTACACGGTGCTGGCCTACCAAACCAGCGTGCCGACTCAGCTCTGGTACGAGACCACGTTCCCAAACGGGACGATCCATCTGCGCGGGGTGCCGAATAACCTCACTTACCGCCTGAGGCTGCAGACCAAGCAAAACTTGGGGCAGGCGGCCGCGCTCAATACGCAGTTCGTCTTCCCTCCTGGCTATTACAAGGCGTTCATGCTCTCGCTGGCGGAGGTGCTCTGCAACCCGTTCGGCAAGACCGGCGATATCAAGGCCGACGTGACGGCGCGGGCGCGGCTGGCTCGGGCTGACGTGGTGAGCGCCAACGGAGAACCGTTCTACATGGAACTGGATGGACTGAAGACCGGCAAAGAGAAACCATATTTCAATTGGATTTCCGGCCCCTTCCTTCAATAGACTTGCATGAAAATACTCAAACTGTTACTTTCACTTTCGATCTTACTAGCGGCGGCGGCCCAGGTCGGCGACTCGCAGGCCGTGTGCTGCTCGATCACGATCTCCGGCAGCGCCGCGTCGGTGCAGATCAGCACTTCGTCAACGCCCGTCCACTGGGTGCAGTTGGTAGCGCCTACCGGCAACATGTCCACGGCCTATTGGTCGCTGGGGACCGTGGCGACGGCATCGGGCAACATCCTCCCGGCTGGCGCGGGGCAGTTCCTCCCGCCCAAGTCCCAGGGCGGCTACGATCTCTCGAACGTGTACGTCTACGTCGCCATGGGTGACACGCTGCGGGTATCGTGGGACCCATTCTAATCTCTTGAATCAAAATGGCTTATGGCAAGTTCTTTCGGCTTCTTAGGTCCAGGGTATGCAACTCGCGGTCTTGTCGCGGATTGCCAGCGCTGGGTCAACATGTACATCGAGAAGGTGGAGTCGGGTGACGACTCTAGCCAGGGCACTCCATGGGCGGCATACCTCACTCCGGGTAAGCAACTACTGTGCGCCTGTGACGACGCGCCAATAGCCGCCGTAACCCAGTCCAATTCCTCGTTTTACGGGGCTGGTGTCAGCCTCTTTTTCGTGGTTTCCGGCTCGACCCTCTACGCGATCACGGCGACGTTCAACAGCGGCACCGGCCTCTGGGAAGGAACCGCAACCAGCATCGGGGCTGTGGACAAGCAGATCATCCAGGGGACCGGCGGCCAGCTCTTCCCGGCCCAAATTATAGTAATAAATCCCAATTTATTGTTCGTGGTGGCGAACGGCAGCGCCTATGTGGCGGCGTTCGGGTCGCCGATCACCAGCAGCGTGCTCAACCCCACAACCGGAGGCGGCGGCGCTGGCTACGCGGGGGGCGACACCGGGACGGTGGACGTGCCAGGCGGTGGCATCCCCGCTGCCTATATCGTGAACACCGTGGACCTGGCAGGCGCGGTCCTCACCTATACCCTGACCTCACCTGGGACCGGATACAGCGTGTTCTCTGGCGCTTACGCCACTACCACAGAGGGCGGCGCGCAGCCGGGGAACGGCGGTGACTTCACCATTGAGATCGACACGGTTGGCGCTGCAGCGTGGTCCATCCAGCAGCAAATAATCCCTGACGGTGGCGGCGGTAACTTCATCCGGTCAGCCACTTGGATGGACGGCTATGTGATTGTATCGCTCGCGCCAAACGAAGCCGATCCCACGCGCCGAACCTTCTATATTTCAGGGTTGAACGTCCCCACCCTGTGGAACGCTCTGGAATTCGGCGTAAAAGAGTCCAACTCCGACCCGATGATGGCCGTGTACGCAGCTTACGAGATTCTGATCCTTTTTGGCTCGCAGACCATTGAACTGTGGCAGGATTCCGGCAATGCCCTGTTCCCCTATCAACGCCTGCCGGGAGGGGGGGTGATCGAAGCCGGCTTGGCATCAACCTGGGCGGTCGCGAAACTGGACGGAACGGTTTGCTGGCTGGGGATGGACGCCCGCGGGCAGTACACCGCTTGGCAGCTTACCGGCACCACGCCTATTCGGATCTCGAACCACGCCATTGAGAACGCCTGGAGCCAGTACAACGTCGCCGGAGCGAGCGCGTACCCCTACGTCGAAAATGGGCACTTCTTCT